GGCTATTGGCGGCGGCATCCTACCAGCAACAGGGTCAAGTCAATTCAATGAACTGACCTACGTTACTCGTAGAGCCTTTATCCCCAAGCTGGTTGTCCAGCTTTACAACTCGACACCCCTAATGGCGGCTCTGATTGCCAACAGTCAGCAAGCCTCCGGCGGTGTGTCTTCCGTAACCGTGCCCGTTCAAGGCGCTCAATTTGTAAATGCTCAGTGGTCTGACTACTCTGGCTCTTTTGCCCAGCCGTCAGTCCAGCAAGGTGCTTACAACGCTGAGTTTGACCTCAAGCTGATGATTTCTCCCGTGCCGTTCCTCGGTATGGAAGGCGCTGTTCAGCAAGACGCAGCAATTATTCCGTTGATTGAAGCTCGTATGAACGATGCAACCAACGTGATGATGGATGCAATGGCAACGGCCTTGTACAACAACACCACCAACACTCAGCAGTTCATCGGTCTGCCTGCTGCCGTTAGCGCCACTGGCACTTATGGCAACATTAGCCGCTCTGCTTATAGCTGGTGGCAGTCCAAGTCCTACGCTGCTGGTTCAGTGAACCCCACCCGTCAAAACATCCTGCAATACATTTCCGGCACTGTGAAAAACGGCGCTGAAATGCCTAGCTTTGGTGTTTGCGGTTTTGGCACTTGGACTTTGCTGGCTCAAGACTATGTTGGTCAAGAACAGTATGTCATTACCCCCGGTTCTGGCTTTGATGGCGACAACAACGGCCCCCAGGCAGCATTCCGTGCCCTGATGGTTGCTGGCGTTCCCATTTATCCTGACCCCTACTGCCCAGAAGGTACGGTTTACTTCCTGAACACCAACTACCTGTCGCTCTACATCCATGAGCAAGGTTCGTTTGTGTTTACCGGGTTTGAATCTACCCTCCCGAACTGGCAGATTGGTTACGTTGGTGCGGTTTTGATGATTGCCGAATTGGTGAACGTCAAACCCAAGTCGATGACCGTGGTGTCGGGTTACAACTACCTCTCACTGTAAGGAGTCATCATGTCTCTAGCACTTAACAAAATCATCCTGGCTGGTGCAACCACCAATGCCGCTGGTGCATATTTCAGCAACGCCACTGTTACAGCTACCAATGCTGGCGCAGTGATTCCTGCTGGTACGTACCTGATGTTCCCTGCCGCTAACGTTATCGTTACTGCAAACAACGGTTCCACCATTTCAACTCTGCTTGCTAACAACACTGGCGGCGTTTTGATTTCTGATGGTATCAACGTGTTTGCCCAGTCTACGATTGCTGGCAACGGCACTGTTGTTCTGTTGACCACCAACGGTGGTATCAACGTCAGCAGCACCTACGCATCATAAGGAATCGGTATGAACGCAAATAATGTAGGTTCACGGTATCCTGACAGCTTTGGTAATTTTCTCGTTGGCGTTACCCCCAACCCTATTGGGCTGGGCAACACGGGTAATGCTGTTGCGACAATTCCAACTGTCGGTACAAGCTACATTGTTCGCCGTATCACCGTGTCAAATGCCAATGGCAGCGTAGCCCTCGCAAACGTGACCATCATCAATAGCTCTGATGGTGCAGTTGCAAATGCGGTGTCTAACGCTGTCGTGCTGGCAAACGTCACAGGAACAAACAAGTATCAAGATTTGGCATTGACGGCTAACACCGCCACTACCATCTATTCTGGTTCTTTGTTTGTTTGTGTGAACACGGCAGCCGCAGCTAACAACTCGGTTGTAGTTGAAGTATACGGCGACATTGTGACGCTATGAGTGTTGTCTACGTAACCAATCGCTCTCCTGACAGGCTTGCAGTGATGTATGCCTATAAGGAATTGGAATTCCCAGTTGGCAAGACTGTTGAAATACCTCTAGAGGCTGCTCAACACATCTTTGGTTACGGTAAAGACGATAAAGAGTCGTGTCTAGCCCATTTGGGCTGGATACGCCTTCACTCCGAATTGGAACAAGGAATGGAGAAGCTGTCTAAATTTGATATTGAGACAGAGGCTCCCCAACAGAACCGCTCGTTACCCTCGGCGGTTGGCGTAGTACCTCTGCGGCTTGAGAAAGCCGCCGGGGGAAAGGTCACCCAAAGGGCAGCTTAAAATGGAAGCCAAATGGCAACTCTCACTTCCTACCTCTCGGAAGTCCGGCGGCTCTTGCATGATGCCAATGGTGTCTTCTGGTCAGACTCTGAACTAACGGACGATATAAATAGCGCCCGTGAGAGAGTAGCGAGAGATACAGGCTGTTTACGCACACTTCAAGTTTCTAGCACACCCATTTCTAACACGGGTGTACCTGCAAGTATCTGGACTGCTGGCGCAACTGTCACTGCTGGACAGTTTGTGTTTAGCGGTATTTTCATTTATGCGGTTGTTACCAGTGGTACGTTAGGGACTGTGGCTCCTCCCTACCCAGACGCTAACAACACATTCCCTCCCAGCACTCCGTTTGCGGATGGAACGGCAACCCTGCAATACTCCGGCCCTGCTGAGATTATTCCATATGGTATTTTGTCCACGGGAACAACTCTGGACATTCTGAACATTACGCTGTACTGGGGCAACAGTCGCATTCCCCTGCGCTACTTGCCCTGGTCAAACTTCAATGCCCAATTGCGGTATTGGCAAAACTATGTTGGCAGACCTGTGTGTTTTTCAGTCTATGGACAATCTCAGATTTATATCGGGCCTGTGCCTGACCAGTCTTATCCCATAGAGATTGACAGCACCATCCTGCCAACGCCTCTCTCACAGACTGACCCATCTGTGACTGACCCTATCAATGACCCTTACACCACACCTGTGGCTTTCTATGCGGCTTACAAAGCCAAGTACAAAGAGCAGAGTTATGGTGAAGCGGAAATCTACAAGCAAGAATACTTGAAGCATGTGAATGCCGTGCTTAACAGCACCTTCACACGGCGCATCCCAGACCCTTACTCAAATCCGTACTAATCATGGCAGCAGCAGAGCAAAAAAAGTCCTATGCTGTCATCAAGAACTTCAAAGGCCTAAACACCAAGGCCAACCGAACGGCGATTGATGAAGAAGAGTTCTCTTGGCTAGAGAATGTTCAGCCTGTCGGTTTTGGCAACCTCAAGATTGTTCAGGCTCAATCTGCTGTCAACACTTCTGGAAATGTGGCGGTTGTCTTTGCCAATACGACAACAGCTTTAGAGTCTGCCAACATCAATGTCAGTGACTACATTTTGTCTTTTGAGGATAACGGACGGGCTGAATACTTCAATCTGACCAGCTCCACAAAAGGCAATGTTGCTGTGACAGGCACGTTCTCCAGTGCCAACGTATCTACCGCCCAGTACAAGAATGAGCGTGTCATCATTGGTGACCCAACAAAAGGTCTATCTAACTGGGATGGCACAAACTTAGTTTCTATGGGGTCTGTTGGCTCTATCGGCATCACAAACCCCGGCTCAGGCTATCTTGCCGCACCATCTGTGGTTATCAGCGCACCGAACGACACAGGCGGTATTCAGGCTACAGCAGAAGCAACCATCACCACAGGTGCTGGCGGTATTACCAGCATCAACGTGACCGCTGGAGGAGCTGCGTACACCGCTGTTCCTGGCGTTGCCATCACAGCCCCAGATGTGCAAGGTGGCACACAAGCTCAAGCCGTGGCTACTATCTCTGGCGGTGCGGTTGTTGCGGTTACGGTGACTGTCCCGGGTTCAGGCTACTTAAATGTGCCCACAGTCAGTTTTTCTTCTGGCGCAGCGGCTGCTACTGCGGTGCTGACAAAAGGTACGGTTAACTCCATCACCCTAACAAACGCTGGAACAGGATATACCTCCCCGCCTACCATCACTTTGACGGGTGGTAGCGGAAGCGGTGCTACTGCCATCTGCCAGCTTGTGACTTTTGCCACAGGCACTTTGTCTGTGCTGGTCACCAATGGCGGTTCTGGATATGGAGCCAGCGGTTCTTTCTACGTGACCGTGACAGGCACGGGAGGTTCTGGCGCAAACGCCACAGCTATCGTGAGCGGTGGTGCAGTCACGCAAGTGATTATGAACAACCCCGGTAGCGGTTACACGGCTGCTGGCACAGTTACTTTTGGTGGTTCTGGTTCTAATGCCGCTGGTACTGTCATCCTCAACAGCGATGAAATTGCTTCTGTTGCCACTTTCTCAGGCCGCACTTGGGTGGCGGCAGGGCGTACTGTCTACTATTCTGCGGCTGGTAGCTACAGTGACTTCACCTCTGTGTCTGCCGGAAACTTCCCGATAACAGATTCAACCTTGCACGGCAACATCAAATCTCTGCTGTCAGCAAACAATTTTCTGTACATCTTTGGTGAAGACAGCATAAACGTCTTCTCTGACCTGCGTGTATCTAGCACAGGCGCAACCCTGTTTACCAACACTAACGTCAGTGCCAGCGTAGGCAGCAACTTGCGGTATGGGGTTTTCCCTTACTTCCGCAGTGTGCTGTTTATGAACAACTACGGCATATATGCGTTGGTAGGTTCTACCACCAGCAAGATTTCTGACCAGCTAGATGGTCTGTTCCCGTACATAGATTTCACTTTGCCCGTGACTGGCGGTCAAGTGTTGCTCAACAACATTTTGTGCGCTGCCTTCAATTTCTATCTCAAGTCCACCTATCCGTTTGCTACAGGTGGTCGGTATATCCAGGCTGTTTTCTTTGAGAAGAAGTGGTTTATTACTAGCCAGGGTGCGATAACGTACACAACCTCTGCACCTGTGGGCGGCGTTATCAACCTGTACGGAGTTGCAGACAAGTCTTTGTACAAGCTGTATGCCAGCTCGACAGCTAATGTGTCCAGCAAGATACAAACGGCTTTGTCTCCCATGAAAGACCCCATCCGTACCAAGCAAGCCCTGAAGTTTGGTATAGAGGCAACTCTTACCACGGGTGGCACATTCAACGTGACGGTGGATAGCGAAAGTGGTTCTAGCCCTACCTACACGTTGAATAACTCTGTGACTTGGTACAACAATTCAGGGGCAACAATTACTTGGCTAAATAATTCCAGTGCAACTATTGGCTGGTTGACAAGTAACGGTTATGCTCTTTATAAATCAGATGCCCAACAATACGGTAAGTATTTGGGTCTGACAATGACTTCTACAGACCCAGGGTTTGTAGTCAA